GGGGAAGAATTACAAAATATAAGATGAGCAAAAGAAAGAATAAAGGAAACAAGTATGTAGAAACAAGAAAGAGCATAAATCAGGAGGTTGCAAGTTTAATGGCTGCCGAAGCTGAAGTGTTACGAGAAGCAGAAACAGAAGTTGGTCCAGATGTGTATAATGAATCAAAGCCTAAAGGGATTGATGATAAAATCCTAAAGTCAGTTCAAATTCGCAGTAACCAGCAATTTTTCCAAGTATTGACAGACTTCAAATTTCCTCCTGAAGTAGGGAAGTTAAGGAAAACTCTAGCTGAACCTCAAGTCTTAGTCAAGGCTGGTCATGAAGATATCCAAAATTTTGACTATAAAATAATAAAGACAGATGTGAGTGACAGACTGCTCATAGAAGTCATAATGCCTGATGCCACATACAGGAAAATAGTGACACCAATCAATGGTAAAGCAATTAGGCATGATCTGACTTTATTCCAATTAACAGGTTTAAGAATGCCTGAAAGATCCTTCACTAGTTATGGTTTTGAAGAAGAAACTGATCCTTTTTACAAGAAACTTATGAATGGAACTCCAGACTTCTTACAGTATGACAAAACAAACAAAATTGTGCATTGTTTAGAACATGCCACAACAGGAGGTTCTGTAGCCGCATCTTATAGATCAAAAACAAAATATGATACTGTGTTAGACAGAATAGCGAAGAAAAATCAAGTCGCTGTTGTGTTTTCAAGGACTATAGTAAGCGGAAATATTCTTCTGTCTCCAGTGGATGCTTCAGATGATTTAAGGTGTCAACTAAGAAGAGGATATATCACTGGGAATCACATTGCAGAGGAATTAGTTGTGATGGGCTTCACACAGGAAACATTTTCTAAGAAAGCTAGAGATGATCAAGAAGAGACTGAGGAAATGTTAGATAAAGCCAAATTTATTCTGCCATCATCAAAAGACACAAATGATCCAGTGATAACAAAAGAGATGGTTGTCGGTTGGGCCCAAAGACCAATTAAATTGAGTAAAGAAGTGGAGAAAATTAGAATGCAACAAAGTATTGCTGCTGCATTGAAACACATTAAAGAGGAGATGACCGAAAATCCATTAGAAATAGCAAACATTCATGAAGAAAAATGGAAGTCTAAAGTGAATTTTCATATGGACCCTGATGATGGATTATTGAAGAAGACAATGCTAGATCAGAGACAGAAATCTGTGATTCAGCAAATATGGACTTGCCCACTAGTAGATAACATAGTTGACAAGAATGATAAAACACCAATAGAGTTACTAAGAAGTTATCCAATTGATAGGCCAGAGTATGAATGGGCGTATTTGACATTTGAGAGCTTTGATCAACAAGAGAGAGATGCAATTGCAAAAGGAAAAACATTGTTTAAAACAGTGCCAGAAGTTGTTGCAGAAGCCGAAAATGCAAAAGATATGTCAAAGAAAGAAAGAAGAAAAGCAAGGATAAATTTCAGAACATATGCTAATGAATCAATGGACACAAAGAAGGCACTTGGAGCAAAAGGTAGAAGAGGCAAGACCTTTGGCCCTAACACAGAAGAGAGGAAAGACAATGAGCGAAAAGTACCATCTCTTTTCTCATTAGACACAGCAACAGATGATATTGATAACGAGCTTAAGACTTCACAAAAATATTATTCACAAGAGACTAAACTCAAAGGATGGGATCCTTTGAAAGATTTCCATGATGATCTCAGAAGTGCAGGGACTCCTTGGAAAAGTAAAGACATGGCAGCAAGACAGTACGCAGATGAATGTGCTTCTTCGAAACTTGGATTGTATTTTAGCTTTATGGATATCTTAATGCAAGAACTCAACACTTCACTATCACAATACTGCAAGCCAGGTCAATATGTGACTAAAAGAATTGCTCGTGGAGCATGGTTGTTAGCTACTCCAACTGGGCCAACCACTTCAGTCTACTACACCGTCTTACTTGATGCTTCAATGTATGAAGTAAGAAGTGATTTTGACAGCGAAAACAGAGTCTTCAAGCAGCCATTCACTCCAAAAGATTGTCCATACAAATTGTTCGAATGTATTTCAATAGAAAGGCACAGAATATCACATCTGATCTCGCCCCATTTTATGTTTGGAAACCTCATAGTCACTGCTGATTACATGGATGACCCAAATTACCAGATGAAAAGAGTCACAAATGAAACATGGATTCATTTTATGTTCACTGTCATAGTCTACTTGGAGGATAAAGTTAAAACATCTGAGACCTTACTAGCTCTTAGATTTTATTGTCAGGAGTTCGTCAAATTTAGTGGTGTCCCTCCAAAGCCTTTGAAATGTTTGGAATCAATACCTCATTTATTAAGAACAAGACTACAAGTTTATATTTGCAACAACATTCTATACACTGCAAAACAAATGATATTGAATCCTCCAACATTAGATGTCATAAAAGTTGAAAGTGAAAGTGAAGAGGATATTGATGTTGATGACCCAATGGAGATTGATGAAGATTCTGATATGACACCAGAATCAACTGATAAGTACAAGGGTTTATTGTCGCCACTAGGTGTGTATATTCCTAAGATCTCAATGTATCTTGAATTTTCATACTATGGATCACTACATAATAAAGACGAAGGTGATATGAATAAAGGTAATTGGAAAATTTACAACAAATTAATTGAGCAAGAAATATTACTTAAAGTTGCTCAGAAAAGGAAAATGGGATATTTTCCACAAAAAGATGATGAGATAGAGAATATAGACAAATTGAATATACACGAATTTGATACTGATCATGCTCTTATGTGTGGCGAAGAAATCAAGAAAAGGATCATGAATGAAAGAGGTCTAAAAGACGTGTACTCATTTAACTCCTGGTTGCATCAGAAAATTTCCAAAGAAATCCATATTAAGCCAGCAGAAGATTTTGCTACTTTCAAAGCATCTGCATCTTTCCCGACAATTAGGAAAATTGTTAATGAAGCAGTCAAAATGGATAAGAAAATTAAAGTTCAGAAGAACTATACTTACGAAGAGAAGAAATCAGAAGCATTGAAAACTGAGTTTGTAAGACTGAAAAGGAAGGAAATATCAAGTATTGAGAACGAAGGAGGATTAGCGCAAGAAATAATGAGTTGTGACCCTCCATTGGAATGTAAGGTTGATTACACAAAAGAAGTCATTTCTGAAGATGATTTCAGAAGGAAAAGACACAAAAAGAATGCTGACAAGACTAGTGTGAATCATATGAAAGCAAAAGTTAGGAACATAAGAAACAAAGCTTTGTACAATATGTGTAGTTTACTGGTAAATAATGAAATAACACATTATCCACTTTTAGATATACTTGAAATAGTTGATGAAGTTGAGCTACAAGGTGGTGTCTTGACAAATTTATTTAAGAAGTTGCAATTACAGGGCGTGAGAGAAATTTTTGTATTATGCATATATTCTAGACTGAGTATCAATTTTGTTGAAACTATTTCAAGAAAATTGTGTGAAGAAATACATGAAGAGATGTTAACAAAAGGAGAGAGAAAATATTATAGATTATCTGAGCATTTCATGGCAGTTAAGATGTTTAAAGCATTCACTAAAGTCTCTGCTTTTAACTCAAATGATGCAACAGCCTGGTGTCAACAGTTTGTGATGCCTGTGTTTGGAGCTCTTTTCTCTAGAGTGTTGTCAACTGATTTGTGCAAAATTGTGTTCAGAGTATTGAATTGTGTTGCAAATAAAAGAATTGAGATGGCAACAGAAATGATGGAAGAGATGGAAAAGAATAATTCAAATGTTGACAAGCCAATTAATTCCATGAGTTCACCAATGATGAACACTCTAGCAAATGAAGTCTTAGGCAGAAAGAAATCTGAATTGCTAGATGGTCCTCACTGTATGTTCATTAAGAATAAATCAAACATGATGCAGGGCATTTTACATTACACTTCTAGCCTGTTAGCTGCAGGACATGTGCTATGTTTAATGAGGGCCTTCAATTCTGAATTTCCTGAGTTACTAAAGAAAATTGGAGTTGATCCATCAGGCTGGACTTTGCAACAAACATATCAAGTTTCTTCAGATGACAGTGCATTAGCAATAACAGCAATGAACAAGAGTGTCAAGAGCAATGAAGATAAAATGAAAGTGAGACTGGTTTTAGTGACCTTGTGCCATGCAATGGCTTGGAGTGCACCACTTATGTGTGCAAGAACATCTTTCAAGAAATCAACCATAGGAGTTTGCAACTCAATGATGGAGTTCAATTCAGTGTGGTTCATAGGAAACACAACGTGGTCTCCCTTAACAAAATTTGTCTATGCTAGTTGCAGAGCAAAAACAAATAGTAGCATAGTTGGAAGACAAGAGAATGCTTCAAATTTATTGAAAGCAATTGTCGAGAATGGAGGAACATTTTTCCTTGCTGCAGTACTACAAGAATTCCAAGCCAGAGTACATTATTCATGTTTTGGATTGCGAACAAATTTGGCTTTTGCGAAGTATTCAGAGATGATAGTTGATGCCAAACATCCTGCATTAGGTTTATTTTTGTATCAACCAGAATTCTGTGCTGGAATGTTTGGATTTGACTTTGTACATTATTTGCTGCTGAAAACTAGCAATATAGCACTGATGATAGAAAGATTACTATTAAAGAAATCAGACCCATTATTGTCTGATGAAGGTAAACCAACAGTGGCAGCGTATATATTAATGGGCGATAATAAAAAGTATGAGAAATTCCTTGAGTCAATGGTTAAAGATTGTAAGTTAGACAAAAACCAATGGAGAGTGGTGGCGAATAAGAATCCATTAATGATGTTAGAAAGAACCAGAACTTATGAACAATCATTATTTAGAATGTATAAGAAGGCCCTGACTCCTAGCAGTGCAGATAGCTTCAGTTTTTCCACTGGATCACGTGCTTATGCAGCAGGGACTTATATACTGCAAACAGCTTGTTGCACATATAAGACCATGTTCAATGATGGTGTAAAAACATTTAAGAAAATGTCAATGATCCAATTAATAAATGAAGTTATTGAATCAATGGATTTTTATGAAGAGTATGATCATGATTTGTTTCTATCTTACATATTTCCAACAAAAGACTTTTACAATAGAATAATTGATGTCATTGATAACATAAATTTGCGATCTAAAATGAGTCCATTGAGGTCAGAACGAGCCAAAAGATTAGGAGAGGCAGTTGTTCCTAAGTCTTTTGTGGCTGGACCAATTGAGCTTGCAACGTGTTGTGAGCACTTTTGGTTTAACAAAGAAGTTGAACAGAGTCAAACATTATTAAATACTGGATGGGCAATCTACAAGAACACAATTCCATTCTTAGATGATTCAATCGAATTAACTAGAGAAAAGGGGAGATTTGAAGATAATGTTGCAGTGATTGATTATGTGAAAGCTCAAAGATTTGCAGACAAGAAAATAAAGTTCTTAGCGTCATTTGGACGTTTTTCTTCAAAAATTGCTCAGCTGGAGAGTGTCATGAAAAGAAATTATATAAGAAACAGAGTATTCTTAGGTCAGAAGAGCAGAATTGCAACCACGAAAGAAGGGCGAGAAGCTATGACTGCAGTTAATTACAATCTTTTAGGACCACCTCTGCCAGGAACAGTGCAAGAAAGCAACATAATTAGTGCTCTAACAGAATTTAGATGTCCAATAAGTAGAAAACTAGAAGAAGGTCCTCAAGAGTGGGAAAACAGAGCTAACGAAGCACTAGTGCAAATGGATTATAAACCACAAATGTTGACAATGATGCAGTATTTTGCACAGAATGAGGGAGGCAACTCAGAAACCAAATTTATGTTGTTAATTAATAGTATCAAAAAGCATTCTTTTTCTTTCTTCATAGAACGACAGGAGAAAGGATGGTCTAGTGGAAAGGTTGTGTATACTGGAGCTGGAAAGATTGAGTTGCATGTTGGTGGCACGTATTGTCAGGTTGATGTCCTTGATGATATTGCAACTAATTTCTACTTTCTGGAAAATGATGAGACTATTGAAAGGAACATATCAACTGTGGTCACTCAACTTAAAACGTATGGATATAAAACTATGACACCAGAACATCCAACATATTTCATAATTGATTGGGAATCAAGTAAAAAGAAGAAAAGTGCACCCTTCATTAATAGGCAAATAAAAGTACCCAAAAGTGTTTGTCTATTTTATGTTCCTAGAGATAAACTAGTGTCCTACCTGCACGCTGACAAGGAAGTGAAGTTGTTAATTTCATTAGAAGCTGGGAAAGAGAGCATCAGAGCTGTGACTGATGATAGACACAGTACAATTGCAAAATATCTACCAGATGCGACTGACTTTGCTTCTAAATTGCCTAGGTATCCTCTTGAAAATCACATTGACACTTTAAAGAGAGATGGTAATGTCATGACCAGTCCCATCACTAAATGGTTACAGCTAGCTTCTTGGACAATTGAAGAGGCAGTCCTGCATTTGACTTTTCTCAAAAGAACAATCAAAGATCTAATGGCTATGGACATTAATGGCACAAGGTGTGATGAGTACAAGAGATGGTTTAAGGTAAGAAAGGTCATGGAGGTGGTTACAAGGCAAAATCAGAAAAGAAGATTTGGGACTGATGGTTTGAGAGCAATAAATAGAGTTAGAGGTGTCGCACATAATTTATTGAATAGAGAATTCAAACAAAGAGGTGTTCAACTAGCTAGACCAGAATGGAAAGAAAGAACAGAGTATATTTATGTTAAGCTGCTTTCAGAAGGTGATGATGAAGTGTTCAACCCGATAATGGATGTCCAGTATTGGTTGATGATGTGCTTGAATCAAAAAGCTTTTTTCGAAACAACCTTGAGTCAGAAAATAAGCCCCTTAAAGAATGTCCTTCCTTATTTCAAAGCACCTGACATAGTGGAGAAAACTACAACAGCAGTACTTCCATTAATTGATAAGGAAGATGAGACCGAAGAAGATGAGAATGATCAGAAAGCAACTGTGACAGATGAGGACTATAATGATATACAAAGTTATGGGTTTGGATTTTTGCAGAAGGAGAAAACACCAGAGGAAAAAGCACTTGAATTCTTACAAAATCAGTTAACAAAGTCTGTCATTAGAGCTAATGAGTTAGAAAACAAAAGAGAAGAGGAGGAGAAAGATGAGGTTAAACTTGCGCCTGAGTTAGGACTAGAATTAAGACAATTGAGATCTAGCATTACAGATCTAGAAGAAAGGATCGATAGAGCAATGCAAAATATTTTAACAAAGTCTAGTGCAGACACACCAATTGACACTCTGAACAAAACGTATGATGCTTATGATCTAGATGAGTTATTCAAAATTATTCCTAGAGTTGAAGAAGAAGAGAAAACTCTTGAAATAGCTCAGGAAGGATTTGAAGATTCATCAGAACATAAAAATAAAACATTTCAGAGAAGGCATTTTCCACACCCCTTCTGGGATAAAATTTTATCAGATCCAAGTGTTAATAGAAAACAACTAATTAAAGAAAATCCACCAGACGTTCATGAAGATGATATAATGGCTTTGTTAAGATGGGTGATGGATTATGGTTTGGAAGGAAGGAAAAAGATAAGTATTCCGGACGAATTCTAATGTTTACAAAAAAACATTATTCTCTGCGTTTGTGAAAAACCAGATGAGGACTCAAGTCGAATCGAATATTTGGATTCATTGAATAGTTGTAAATATCATTCTTGTTAAATGTCATAACTCTTGGATTCAGTCCCAATGACCTCATGTGTGCTCCTAACAAATTTCTTACATAATGATGGTCAGTGGCAAGCATCCTAACCATGGTGTATTTTTGCAGTTCAACAAAGCACATTTCATTGCACAACTTAATGAAATCTCTTTCATTCAATGAAGAAACATTGAACTCAGGATGTTTCAGAGTGAAAGCAGCCTTTGCTTGACCAAATCTTCCAACATGAGGTGTCTTAGTGTTGATTAAGGGGACTGTTTTCATTTCTAAACTTTTACGCAATCTTTCCTCTCTTTCAGGTGTTAAAGTTTCTTTATGATTTAAGATTGACTTCTTTTTTCTACAGGACTTAATGAATTTAGGCATTTCATTTATTTCGTCAATGGTTTCCTTCATTTCAATTTCATTAATTTGAGTGTGCTTCCATGATTTACGTTTTCTAGTTGAGTCAAGCACTATTGATTCTGTGCTAATCATAGGTTTATGAATGGTTGTTGCAACAAAAGTTGATGCGCCAGACACTGCCATCAGATCTGCTGCAGCATCAAGAATTTCTTCTTTAACTTTGATAGTGTCCATGTTTTAAAATTGAGTTTCCAGAAATAGTTGATTTTATCTGTTGGTTCTATATTTGTATTTTTTACC